CTCTTTAATATCGTTTAATACTTTTTCTACTTTACTCATTATATTAATAACTCTTTCATCATAATCTTCTGTAGTAGAAAATTTATCTAAAGTTCTTACTAGTGCTTTTGCGTCTAGTAGTTCACCATCTTTTAGTAATTTTGCTCTTAATGCTCTAAACTCTTTATATGCTGGGTGTTCATTTAATATTCTTATGTATTCTTTAACTGAATTACATTTTGTTTCAAACTTTCTAACTCCCCAACCTGGCCACTTTTCAACACCTTCTGGTAATAAATGTGGTTTTGTACTTTTGAATACTCTAATACCAAATAAGTTATTTGCCTTAACTGCAAATCTACTTTGACCCCAAGCACTCTCTAAAGCGGCTTGTGCTGTCACCATTTGAATAGGTACTCTTTTATCTGGTGGTGTATGATAATTTAAAAAATCAACACACTTGTTAAGTTCTATTATAAATTCTTTTGAGTTAGTATATTCAAAACTAGGTTCATTTAACCCTAATTTTTCTGCCCATTCAGCGTGTTCTATTCTAACTTCTTCTGTTGCTTTCTTAACTGCAAGTGGATTAGGTGTAAATGTTCCTATACCATATGTTATAGTTGATATTGCAACAACTAATAATGTTGCTTTTAACCACCAATATGATTTTCTTAAAAAATTAGATGTACTTGCTTTGATTTTCACTAAAACCTCGCTACTTTGTACTCATAACCACCGATTGATGGTTCATTTTTCTTTTGGAGAAAACTTATTTTACTTTGAAATTGTGCCATACGTTTAAATATCTTTTCTGCTTGTAGTTCAGTAAAGTTATCATATATGTCTTTTGACCAATCACCAGTATAATAAATCATAGAGAATTCACCGTTTTCATTATCTATAAATTGTTGAATTTTGTCTGGAACTTTTAAGATTATTCTCTTTAAATAGTGGTCTAGTTCTTTTGTTTTTCTCACCTCACCCATAATTATATCCTTTTTATTATTATATATCTAATCCTATAGCATTTAGTTTAGGTCTAAAGCTATAAAACATATCATTATGATTTCCTGTATCCCCTAAATTACTCATTTGAAACAGGTGTATCATTTCGTGTCCTAATGTGTCCACAAATTCTTTTTTGTTCTTATAACTAGGTATCATTTCTAATACGTAATTTCTAGTTCCTTTTCTTTCTTGGTCATTAATAACAACTTGACCCCATACTCTAGGATATTGTCTATCCTTTATTTGTTTAATTTTAATATCATTAAATGGGGATAGTTTATTATCAAATACGTGTTGATTAATAAGTTTAAAATACTTTTTAATATCTGTGTAGGTAGTTTTATACTTACGAGTTTTCACTTCGGCCAGTTCCATCTTTAGTCTTTTTTTGACTTTCTGCCTTTTACTGGTTTTGGTTCTAACTCTTTTAGCCATTGCTTCTTCCTTTTTCTATCTCCTATTTCTAAAAAAATAAACATTACAAGACTCGTTAATATAATCAATACTAATTCTTTAGGAATATATTGATATATCCAATCCAAAGTATAAACTATGTTCTCAATCACATTCATAATTTGAACCTTTTAAAAGAGCACATTTAAACTCTTTATCATTTTTTTGTCTGATTTCACTAGCAAGACTATCTAGTATATTTGGTAGGTGTGCTTGTAATACGCCACTAAATTCATTTATCATAACGTATACTAACCTGTGTAGTTCTTGCTCCATTAAAGCAGTATGGTCTACACCGTTACCACTCACATTTTCTTTGATAACGTGTGCTATAACTGCTTTATTATATTCACTTGCATTAGCAATATTGGATAGACTTGTTAGTCCAAACCATAATGCTAAATTCAATAATATAATAAACATCACTTTTTTCATAATATATTTCTCTCCTAATATTTATTGTTTATATGTGTCTATTATACACAAATCCACAAGGAAAGTCAAGCACAAAAAACCCTTGTTTTATAAGGGTTTTTAACAAAGTGTTCTATTTTTGTTCTAATTTTTGGTACAAATCATTCCAACCAAACGCTTCTTTAACTACAGAGTCGCTTAACCCTTTATAAACTCTATGTAAAGTTTTATCTTTTGTATTAAGCAATAATCTTGCTTCATCACTATGTAATCCTTCTAACATTTGGATAAACATAGTTTCTTTTTGAGTTTTTGTAGTTTTAGTATCTGCGCCTTTAATAAAATGCCACAAACGTTTTGCTTCAGTTTTAAGCATTGTATGTTCGCTACCTTTCGGTGCTGGATTTTCCATAAAAGGTGGTGTGCCTTCTGGTAATTCCCACTCAATACTAGGATCAAATGATCCTTTTAATATACTTCTCAAAGATGGATGGTTATATTTTTTTAAAACCTCTATCTTTTTAGCTTTATCTTTTGCGTTATTTACTTTAGTTAAGACTTCTGAAAATAACAAGTCCTGTGAACCGCTTGTAGCAGCCATTGCTTGCATTGAAGACTTACTAATTAATGATGGATGTTGTTTTGGTTCTTCTGCCATTTTATACTCCAATTTATTAATTTAATCATATATCTATTTATATAACTTATCTACTTGTTCCGCTGTTAATCTTCTCCCTATACTCCAAAATAGCGTCTTTTCTTTTGTAGTATCTATATTCTCTCTCATCCATTTATGTGCTTTACCTTCGTATATATCGTCAATAAAGCCATTACCCACATCTTCCCATACTGATTTTGAATATGGTAAAGGTGTTTTGTACATTTCATAATCTTGAAACTTCTTAAAACCTGATTCAAGATTACTAAATTGATTTAAGTACTCATCAATCTTTTTACTACGGTCAACAAACGTGACCCCTATAATTCTTTTTACCTTTTTCTTAAACTTCTCTATACCTTTTATTATACCTGCAAACTGTATACCACTACCTACTGCAATTACTAGGTTATCTAACTTGTCAGGTATGTTTTCAACTTGATTAGCAACACTATCAAATATTGATTCAGGATTTGTAGCAGCACTATTACCAAATTTAATTAACATATAACCTTTTTTAGATATTACTTTCTTTTTTAATCCACTATCTATTGCAACTGTATATCCGTGACCTGCAACATTTTCAATATCAGCACCATAGTGTCTTGATAATCTCATCATATGGTGGGTATCTATTGTTTTAGGTGTTGTACCACCCACACCTATGACACATTTAAAACCAAAGTCTTGAGCAACTGCCGCTATGATAGGTGCTTGTGGACTATTAACAGATGAACCTGTAACTACTCCACCATTATATTTGTTTTTAATCTCATCTTTTAATTCTCTAAACAAACAAATTGCCTGTCTTGTTTTTCCTCCATTAACATTTCCTTTACCATAAGGAGCATAATAATCGTCCCTTTTGTAATAAATTTTATTATGAATTTCTACTGGTGTTAAATCAGTTGTCTTCATATTATAATGGTATCATACAAGTAGAACAAGTTGTTATTTCTTTTAATATACCTATTAATAATACTGTTGATAATACAGCATTTAAATATATTAATGCTCTATCGTGCCATAAAAATCCAACTACTAACCAACCAGTAGTTCCACAAAAACTAAAATATAAATCAAACATATGATTAAAGTCAGCTGCTCTAAAGCAAACTGCAACCATTAACATTAAACTTGCTACCCATTTTATATACCAAGATAGGTCATACTTTGGTGTTATCTTTTTAAATACTCTTGTTGAATTTAATGCTTTTATTTTATCGTTTAATTTTACAAATTTATCTTCTTTCATAATATTATATTATCATTCCTATTATTAATCCTATTATAATTCCTTCACACCAAAATGCCCACCTATGTGAACCTCTTGCTGTGTGTTTTTTTATAAACTCTTTTATCCACTCTTTTTGTTCTTTACTTAATTTAAGTTCTTCTTCTATCATAATTTCCTTTTATTAAGACACAGGCGAATTTTATATATGGTCGCCTGTGTCAATCGTATTGGTTACGATTCAATTACGCAATTAGTTATATGCGTATTCAGTACCGTATAGTTTAGTTATCCCAGCAGCTATAATAGCTTTTGTAGGAGTACCCAATCTATAAGATGTACCTGAAGATGATTTATTTACATAAATCATATGACCTTTTGAACGTAGTTTGTCAACCATCGCTCTTGGTGATATTAGGTCATATCTGTTTCTTAAATGTTTCCAAGAAACTGGTTCACCTTTCTCAAATAAGTTTAATACTTTTTGAGTTTTAGACAGTCTTTTTCTGCCTTTAGTTGCTACTGCAACCTTACTTTTTGAAAAAAACATAATGTTTCTTCCTCCTTTGTTTTGCTTTTTAAAGTCTGCATTGGACTACTCCTTTACGGAATTCTTTAATTTCTCACACTTACTACTATCCCCTAAACAATCAAAAAATTTCTCCATTGAATTGAGTGTAGGTTTATCTTTTGCACAACCCATAAAAGTAAGCATTATTAATATCATTAAACTATTTTTTATCATCATTACCGTTCCAAGGTGGTGGGATGATATTATCATCATCACCGTTCAAATCCAAATCAGATTCAAACATATCTGATCCATCTTGTAAATCATTTAACTCTTCTTTAAATTCTTTATTAAAAATATTTCTTTGTTTGTTTGGTTTTGCTTTCATAAAATCTGAATAGTCTATCCTAGCGGCACTTGCTTTACCACCTCTATTAAATTTTATTGCAACCATTTTATTTGCCATTAATTGAGCGGCGTGTGCCATATCAAAATCTCTATAAATCAAACCTCTTATACAATCAATAACTAACGCAAGGTCTTTAGTAAATGATTCCTTTGAAGTCTTTAAACCCATATCACTAAATTTTCTTAATAATTCAAATCCAATTTCATCTACACTATGTTCAATAAACTCTCTAGTTTGTTGCTCTTTTAATCGTTTTGTAAATGGGGATTCTTGTGGTTTTGTAATTCTTTTTTTAATTCTGTTTTCAGGAAATATAATTATCTTTCCTTTTTTCTCTTTATCTTTAATCACGGACAATCTCACCTTTAAAATTTACTAAACCTTTATTATTAAAATATTCTATAAGTTGATTATATCCACCGACTAGTTTACCGTCAATTTTTATTTGAGGCATTGCTCTTACTTTTTTACCAATGTCCTCTATCATTGCTTCAACAGAAGCAAATTCTTCTAACTTCTTCTCCGTCCAAGTTAGACCAAGTCCCTTTAGAAGGGACTTTGCCTTCACACAGTATACACAATTTTGTTTCGTATATACTGTGATATCTTTAATTACTAACTTGTCCATCTGAAACCTCTTCTTTTTTCATAAGTTTCTCAAATGACTTATTAGCGTGATACTTTAAGTTATAAGCGTCTGTAGCTTGTTCAATTGTATAGTTGAACATTTTATTATATTCACCTAATGGCAATCTCAAACCTATCCAAGCTCTATAGTAACCGTTCTTTGTTAAGGTTACATCTTGCTCAAATATCTCATATCCTCTAACTGGTGTATCTTTAATAATATTGACCAATACAGATTCTACTTCACTAACAACAGTTTTCGTATTAGATTTTCCAATCTCCGTTATAAACTGTTTAGACTCTTTGTTCATCTCCCCTTTGATAATGTCTGCTAATTCAGCTTTCGCTATCATTTTAGCTTTCTCAATTGCGAGATTTAAGTCTGGTGAAACGCTAGTACCAACTCCAAATATACATTGCTTTTCTTTCGCTTTACCAAATCTTGCTATATCACAAGCTTTAGTTTCAGAAAAATCAGCCATATACCATTTTGGAACAGTATTAACTACCTTACCTTTTTCACTTTTGATTTTATAATTACCTGCACAATTAGTCAACAATAGACCAAAGACAGCAACTGATAAAATCTTAATGTATTTGTTCATTAGTTTTTCACACTCCTTTGTACATTATATAATAGTTCTTGCAATAAGTCAACGCTGGATTGAGCATAGCTCAAAAATTCATCAGCAGTAACTCCATATACAATAACCAATAGGAGAGCAATTATGATTATATTTTTAATCATTATTTTACCTTCCATTCTCCGTACTCATTTAAACACACTTTTCCGTACGATTTAAAAGCGTGATTTTTACGACTATAATATCTACAATACTCTGGTGTATAGACATCACGGTAATAAAACTGGGCAAAAAGTTCCCAATAAGAAGGAGTATCTACACCACTTCTTCCATCGGAACAATATAATTTCTCTTCTTTAGAAATGTTTCCATTTGCTTCTTGTTTAATAATAATTTTGACATAACAAAATTGGTCAGTATCATTTTTAGTTACTGGTTTAACATTGTCATATAATATCTTTTGAGAACCATCTACAACTTTAGTACTACGGTGTACAGTTCCATCTGGATTATGCCACTCTATTTCCATTACTGGAGCAGTTTTTTCAAATTCTTTTTTATTTAAATCACAATCTACACAACCCCAAGCCATTTCCATACATAACAATACTGTTATCATAATTAATGTTGCATACATATAAATTTTATAATTTTTTGGATCCATATTAATTCACTCCTACTGGTTTTTCAATCCATCTACCGTCTGGCAACTGACAAGCAGTTCCAAACACTATTTCTCTATTAACATTACCAATTCCAATTAACGGCCATTGACTAGTTATATCAACTGTATGGTCATAATCTTTACATTTAAGTGGACCTACAGTATAAGATTTTGTTATGTGTATAATTCCATTATTACCTGTTTCTGCATTATACCAATTTGTATAAGATGAAGATGAACCACTTGTATTCAAATGGTCAACAAATACTGCATTGTGAACATCTTTATCACTCTTATATAAAATTTCTGCACCTGCAAAAGCGGCGCCAACAGCACACGTAGCAATTAAGTAAGGATTATCTCCTATGTACTCTAAACATACTGCTGTTCCTGTTCCTGCACCTAACACGGCACCTGTATGTGACCTGTTAGCACAATTAGTTAATAATAAACTAACTAGTAAAATCCAAATTATTTTTGCGTATCTCATTACATATTTTCTGACTATCAACACTCTTAACAATGTAATAGTCTTCGTTATTATCAATCACATATTTACTAAAACCTTTTTCCTGCCAAAGCGTATGTGCTTTAGCAGTTACAGGTCTGAAATAATGTGTACCGTCATTGGCACTTGTACAAACAAAATCTCCGTACATTAGTTACTCCAATTAAACATTTTTTTAAATTTCGCAATAGTACTAGCAATTTGGTTTTTACCTTCTTGCCATTTTACTTTTTGAAATTCTACAGTAGTTTGCTTCTCATTAGCTAACCACGTATTTACAGCACTAATCTTATCTTCAACTTTTCCTGCGTTAGCAGAAGTTGATAGTATAATTAATACTAGTATAGACATCAAAGTTTTCATCATATTCTCCTCTTTGTTAATGTTATCTTTTGTAGTTTCTATTCTTTCTTCTACTTCTATAATACGAATCTTCTCCTCCGTCATCTCCTTCTGATTCAGAAGTTTCAAAGGCAACTTGTTCGGCATAAGTTCTACCGAATACTGTTTTATAGAAATGGTCTCTCGGACTAGGTGATGAGTAGGCAAGTATTAAACTGTCCCACTTAATATCAACATCATACAATCCTGGGTCTTTCTCATTCAGTTCTTTATGTTCTTTACAAAACTGTAACCTGTTTGTATGGATATCGTTCTCTTTTTCTTCTAGTGTTTTCTTGTCTGATAGTTCAATGTCTTTTTGTTTTGCTACATCAAACTCTTTATAGATGTTCTCTTTATTGTATATTACTGTACTCATAATGTATTTTCCTTTCTCAATTGTATTAATAATAACATAAATCGTTGCTAATGTCAATCCCTAAATTAGTCCCTATTTTACTCACTTTTCTGCATTTCCAACGCTCTAGCAGGGTCGCTGGTGAGCTTTTCCAAGTGTTTTGATAGTCTGCTATAGGGTGGTTTCCACTCATTTTAGTTATTTCCAATTCTACAAGTAGAGCAATCACAACTCTCATTTTCTAAATTCATAGAAACATCAATATCTGATTCTAACTTCTCATTATCAATTAATTGATTTAGCATATCAATTGCTGTATCTTTATTACCGTTTTCAACGTTCTCTTTAATAGAGATTAATACATCTGCTGTATTATCAAATCCGTTGATTGTTTGATTTTCTGTTAATAATGTCATATACTTTTTTCCTCCTATTCTTTGTGTTAAGTCTTTTTTTAATATATGCTGTCTTACTTTCTCTCTTCTTTCTGAATCACTTAAATACTCAACTGGTTTCCAATCTTTACCGTAAATTGATATGTTCATATCATTTACATCATAATAGAAATTCATTTTATTGTATATAATTTTATTACTTACCATATATTTGCTGTTAAAATTAAAATAATCATTATTGGCACAACTATTGTCATTGGCCAAAAATCTAATAATTCTAATATAAGTTTTTTAGTTTTCTTTTTCATTTTCTTCACTATTAATTAACAATACAATATAGTGTATTGCTTTATATAAATCTAATTTGTTTTTTCCTTCTTTTTTACCGTATCTGCAAAGGTATTTAATTGCATTTGATAAACTGAAATCTTTATCTATCTTTAAATGTCTTAATAAATCTTGTACTTGGAATCCTTCTTTAGTAGTAGAATAGTGTTTTGAGTATGTGCCTTTAACATAGTCTAAAACTTCTTTTAATATTTTATCTTCATTATATTTCATTAATCGTCCTTTCCATTTAAGTTATGTAAATCTTTTAATGATTTTTGTACTTCTGTTAATTTTACTTCTGGTTCATTTGATTTACTTCCAATATGGTAAGCAATACCGAATCCAATTATAGTTAAAAGCATTCCAATCACTCCCAATAATAATAGTTCACTTTGCATTATTGATTCTCTTTCACGATTTTTAATTCACCGTCTTTTAAAACATATTTGTTATTTGGATTTAATGCTTCGTGTAAATCATCAAGTGGTTTACTCATACACTCTCCTGTTTCTGGATCAATTGTATCATCTTCTAAAGCATAAGTATCTAACTCAACATCACCGTTTTCTTTGGCGTTTTCTAAACCGTCATAGTCATCATAAACAACTTTTGCAATATACTTGGTTGTATCTGAATCTGTATAGTTAGCGTCTGTCATATAAGTTTCAACACCGTTTTTTTCTTCTGTTAAGTCTTTATTGATTTTTGCGTGGTCTATTCCGCAATCTGAAAGCAATTTATCTGCTTCATCTTTATCTTTTGCTAATACATCTTGCTCTATGCATAATGTATAGTATGTTTTTTTTCTATATAGGTTTTTACCGATATCGTCTTTATTTACATATACGTCTGTTAATTGGCTCATATTTTCAACTCCATTTCTAATACTTCATCTATATTATCTTCGTCAATATCAACTAAAGCAAGATTTTCTATTTTTAAGATATCGTCTTTAGCAGTTTTTAAGTCAATTATTTTATTCTTAACTTTTGTAAGAATATCATCAACTGCTTTTTCGGCAACGTCTGCTGCCCATTGTTTTACTTTACTCATTAGTGTAGTCCTTTCATTTGTTCTATTTTTTTCTTAATTGGGTTTAATTTATATGTTAATTCTTTATTAAAATCTTTTCTGAAAGATTGTCTGTCATAAGATTGACCGTAATCATTAAACATATCTTTATTATCTTTGGCAGTATCGCCAAATACTTGTTCATAATTTTTATAGTATTCGTCTTGGTCTATTAATTCAACTTTAGTTACGTTTTGAAAGTTAACAGCAGGTTCTTTATAATTCCAATCACAAAATTTAAGAATTTTCATCTTCATAGATTTTGTTTTGAATTTGTCTTTGAATTTATATGGAACGTTTCTATAGATAGTTTCGTATGCATAAAAGAATTCTTGGTCATCTGGATCAATATATTCTCTTAAATAAACTACATTAAAAGTATAGTCAACGTCATTTAATTTAACTTTTTTTGATTTGTTCATAGTGTTTTTTTTCATAGTATGTGTATACTATACAGGTTTTTTACTCAAAAGTCAAGAAAAAAAAACACTTATTTTATGCGATTTTTAGAGATATTTGTTCTCGTTTTGTTCTAATTCCACTCTTTTTTGACCCAATCCTGGTCTGAATCGTGTGGTAAAGGTGTACCGTGAAATACTGCAACCTTGGCTGATTCTTTCTTTTCAAATGTCCATTTACTCTTATCAAATCTAGGGTCTTGTCTGCTGAACCATTTGTACGAATATGACCATTCGTCTGGCATAACTTTTAGGTATTGACTACCTTTAACTAATTTGGACATTGCGTTTTGGTCGCCTTGCAATTTCATCAATTCTGTCTTTTGTTGTAGAAATGGTTTCCATACTAAATCTGTTGCAACTTCATTATTAAATTTCATTATACTTGAATTATACTCTTTTGTCAATATGTTGAAATCGTTTATTACACCAAATGTCATATCATCACCAAATGTCGCTAATTCATTAATGTTATCTAAAATAACTACATCTAAATCCATATATAAACAAGGTCCTTTTAGGTCTGCTTCTTCACTAAAAAGTTGCATTTTATTCCACCAACCATTATAGTCGTGAAATCTAAACTTTCTAAACTCTATATTACCTTTTAATATCTTTTGAGGTTTTACGTGGTCTGAAAAACATATAAACTTATGAGGTACGGTTAAATGTCGTTGTACCATATTGTATAGCACTTGTACATAATCTAATGAATACTTTGTTCCATAATATACACAGCAAAAATTTATCATATACTATTCCAAGAAATCATTATCCTACTTTCTGACCCTTTAAAAGGATAAACTCCGTGTACTAAATGACTCGGCCAAACAAAGTAATCTCCATCTTTTGGAGTCCAACTAAACACTTCACCATTTGATACAAAATTTACAGTACCTTGTGGTTGTTTCATTTCAGGCACTTTTAGATAAAGAGCTCCAGATATTATTGGTGCTTCTTTACCAGGTTTATCATTAGCAATTAAGTAATCTATATGTTCTGAAGGAATACCACTTGAATGGTTATGTAGCATATGGAAATCTCCTGCTTTCATTATAACTGCCCATATTTCTACTACTTTTCTATTTTTTGAAAATTCGTTTTGTATCTTATTAATAATATCAACTACTGTTGCATTATGAGGAACACTTTTCAATTTTCCATTTTGAATAGTTGCATTTTGTATCTCTCTTAAAAAATCTCCTTTTATAACAATATCATCACCTTCTTCTTTTAACAAATTACAAATATAATCTGTTATAGGAACGTCTATCATATTGCCTTGCAACATAGAAATGCCTTCTTCTCCAAATGGTTTAATTATCATACGTTTTGTTCTCTCAATGTTCTATAAGCAGTTCCATCTTCAATTTCTTTTATTGTAAATTGATTTTCTGCAATCATTTTTAACCACTCATTTATAGTTTTTCTTCCAGGTCTCATAGGTTTCTTAATATACTTTATATCTTTTGATGAAACAAATGACGCAATGTTTCTTTGATGACATATAACAGGTACTTGATTTAATATTGCGTCAACAGTACCTAAACTCATATTAGTTACCAAACAATGGGCATTTTTCAAATCATCTTTTATGTCAGTTTTCCACCACTCATTACCTGGTCTAGGTTTGTTTCTAAACTTAATAGGTATATCTGTATGTTGTTTAATCTCTTCTGTAACCTGTTTAATCCAATCATCTTGACTAATGCCATTAATATGGTAGGTTACCGTTTGAGAAGAAGGTGCTAATAGTATATGAGTTGTTTCTCCAGTATTCCACCCTTTAAACTGTACATCAATCCCTTGATGCTCTAGTTTCTGTAATCTTGCACCTGGTCCAACTTTGCACCTAATCGTATGTAAATTACCTTTACATATTCTAAAATATGTCTTATCGTAATCGTGTATAATAGGTTCTGGATATCTTGTAATTTGTTGTGTTAAATAACCAACATCTACATACCACCACTCATCACCTTGTGCTTCGCACATTGCAATCTCTGGTATATTTTTACTTCCAAGTCCCCAAAAGAAATGTATAGGTTTATCTGAATCAGTCCAACCCTTTTCTATAGCAGGAAACAACTGCTTACTTAAACATTTATCCCAAGGTATATTATGAGTTATTATCATACGATTCAAATACTGTATTTAATGGTTGGTTACATCTAACAAAACTTGCACATTTAGGAATATCTTTTAATCTTCTTGCACCAATATATGTACAACTTGAACGAACACCTCCTAATAAATCTTCTATCGTTTCTTTAACAGGTCCTCTATCAGGTAATATTACTTTTCTTCCTTCATTACCTCTATAACCATCTTTTCGTTTACCGTGTACTTCTCTTGCTCTATCAGAAGACATACCATAAAATTCTCTTTTACCATCTTTTGATTGTACTTCACTTTCGTTGTGTCCTGCTAACATACCACCTAACATAACAAAATGAGCACCAGCACCAAATGCTTTCGCAATATCTCCTGGCATATTACAACCACCATCTGCAACTATATGCCCACCTACACCATTAGCAGCGTCAGCACATTCCATTACTGCACTAAATTGAGGTACACCTACACCTGCCATTGTTCTTGTTGTACATACACTACCTGGTCCAATACCTACTTTAACTACGTCTGCACCTTGTATAATTAATTCTTCTGTCATTTCAGCAGTTACTACATTACCTGCAATAATAGTTTTATCTGGATATTCTTCTCTAACTGCACCAACAAAATCTGAAAAATTTGTATGATATCCATTTGCTACATCTATTGTAATAAATTTAATATCTGGATAGTTCTTTAATACTTTTTGCATTGTAGAATAATCTTCAGCGTCATTATCCCATAACTTACCTGTGCCTGTACATACTGATAGATACTTTAATTTAATACCTTCCCCAACTGCTGTCTTCCATTGGTCTACTGTAGTTGTCTTTGTAATAGTGGTCATCATCTTATACTCTTGTATAACTTTCGCCATACTAAATGTTCCTACTCCATCCATATTGGATGCCATTATAGGACAACACTCATATGTTTCACCAGAATTTCTAAATGTAAATTTACGTGTCATTTCTACATCACGTCTTGATGATAATGTTGACCTTTTAGGTTTTAACAATACGTCTTTATAATCTAATTTTATTTCGTTATCTAATTGCATACTCAAAATTTTGGGTTACCTCATTTATGTTAATTTGTTTTGCACCATTTCTAATATGAAAGTGTGTCGCCATAGGTGTTAATGGGGACAACGTTATTACTCTTTCAATTTTATTCTTTTTAGCATATTCTATTACTTTATTTACTATCTCTTTACCTGCACCTCTTTTTCTTGACCATACTGTATATGCAATAGCAATTTTCTTTTCGTTTTTAATATGTGCTAACTCACTCATAATATCTAATTCTTTTATACTTGAAGGCACATCATTGGTAAATGCTATACATATAATACCTTCAATTTCATCATCATATTTTAAACCAAATATCTTACGACCATTTGTTATTCGCCAACCTAAAGTTAATTCAGGTCTAACTGGATCTTCCGATACGTCTATATTATCTAACTCAACAAGTTCAGTACCCTTTACCCATTTAAAAAAATCTGATAATTTACTTTTTAATACTTTCATTGTACTTTTCTCCACGCTGTTCCATCTTTTATTTCTGTCATAGTAAATTGGTTTGCTAGTAAACTATATATCCAGTTCAATCTACCAGGTTTTATAGGTTGTTCTATTTTACTAAAATCTGTTAACCCCATTGGTACACCCATATTCATTTTATCACAAAATATAGGTACTCCATTTATAATAGCGTCAACTACAACTGCTGAATTATGAGATACTACAGCATATGCACCTTCTACTTCTTCTCTTAATGGTTTCATACTTTTTTTATCTCTTACTTTAATAGGTCTATCTGTATGTTGTTTTAAAATCTTTATAGTATCATCAACCCAACTACCTATATTATGATATGCTATTTGAAAATGAGAAGGTGCTATAATTAATATATAACCACCTTCTTTACCAGTTTTCCAAGGTTTTAATTTTATATACTGTTTATACTTTTTAATTCTTTCGTGGTCTTCATCTGTTAATGCTTGTATAGTTTGTATATGATAATGATTTTTTGTTAATCTATATATTCTCTCACCAGATACCTTTGATGGTTTATGTCTATTACCATATAAGTAAGCGTGGTCAAAATAATAAAACTCTTTACTTTGTTTCAGAAGTTCGCCTGTGCCTCTTAATATTCCAAAACAAGCAATAGGTTTATTAATATCAACATTGTCAACCGTATGTAATGTTCCCTTTGCACTTTCAACAAAAGGTTTTACAACTTCATCTGTCGCTGGTCTAGTTAATAATCCTTGTACCATTACTCTATATCACAACACTCATCATATAATTTCAACCACTCTTTTGAATAATCACAATCTCTATATTCATTAAA